GTCAATACCACCATGACAAACATTACCTCTGTCCATTTCAAACCCATCTATCTCAAAATGGCCAAAACATAATTGTGATTTACTATCTTTTATTCTATCAAAGATGGAAGATTGGTTGTCATCACATAGCCAAGGAACAATATCAATAGGCACACCATCAAATTCTAGTGTAGCAAAATCATCAAAGATGGTAATGTTATCATACTCATTCAACAACAATTGTGATGAATTAACTTCTAAAGTATTCTTATAAGTTACATCGTGATTGCCTAGAAGAGTGTAGAATTTGATATTATGCTCTTTAAGCTTATTGAAGAAATACTTTCTAGCAAGGTAAAGTGAATTGAAATTGATAAACTTTCGCCTATCAAACAAATCGCCAAGCTGAAAAACCGTATCAACCTTATTATCGATTAAATACGGAAAAAATACATCGTTGTAAAATTTTTGATAGTGTTTGTGGAACTCTAACGAATCACCACGCATACCAAAGTGTGTGTCACCGAGAATACATAATTTCATTGTAATTTAAGTTTTAACTTTTCAATTTCATCTTTAAGTTGGAGTTTTTCTTTTTTTAATACCCTAAGAATATAATCTGTTGGGTTTGCCTGTATTCTTTTTTCTAAGTCTTCGTGTTTATGTTTTAGATGTTTTATATGATGCTCTATTTTATCTTTGTCCATTTAAAACTCCATTACTTTATATTGGAAATTAACTTTAGTTCCGTCAGGCGCTTCAATCTTTTCAATGCGATTAGTTACCGCACATCCAGACATTATAATACAAATTAATACATAAGTCAAGCGTTTCATGGCAAATCTTCAACATCTTCCTCTTCAATAAATTTTTCTAAACCTTTTGTCTTGCCTTCTTTTTTCTTCTTCTTATTCTCTTCAAAGTTGTGAATGAATTCAGAAATGTTATCATACAGTTCAAATTGCCTTGTATTGCCATCTCCATCCTCCAACAATTCAAACTCATCAAGTATGCCAATTTGTTCTGTTGCTTTATATTTTACATAGAGTTGTTTTTTCTCTTTCATAATTCTACGCAAAAAGGCATAATAAATGATTTGAGTAAAGTAAGCAAATGGGTTCTTTGATTTGTCGGGGTCAAAGTTTCTGAAATACATTAGGCAGTTTTCAATGCCATCAGAAATCATTTCATCTCGGAAAGAATATGAAATAAAGTTTGGCTTCCTTGATAGGTGGTCAGCAATCTTTAAAAAACATTCACCAATGTAATCTGGAATTTGTGGGTCTTGCTTACCGTTCTTCTTAGCCTCTGCACACTTTTCTTTATACACAATTAATGCGTTAAGAAAATCCCCGTTGTTTACATAGTGTTTTGCTTTTTTAGGCATAGTTGTCGCCGTTACTGTTACACTCATAGTTCACTTTCAAATAATTTAGCCATAGCCGTTCTTTTATCATATTTAAATTCTTTATGGGGACCATTTTTATCAACATAATGCATGAATACTTGTCCCATTCTCCAACCATTTGGTGCTTCACACTCATCACGCCAGTGGTCGAGGTCACAACCACGATACACTACTGCATCGCCTTTGTCAAGCTTATATTCGGTATTTTTCATCCAAATAGGCCAATTATACCCTTCTTCTCCTGTATCATCTAATTTCAAAGTAACTGATATTTCACAAGATGGTCTATCAGTATGTTTAGCTAAAGAATTGCCAGTTTTGTATAATCGTGTATAGGTATAAGTTGGCCACAATTCTAAACCTGTTACTTCTTCCATTTTAGGTTTCATCATCTTCATTAAAGAATCAAATGCTAAATCGCCGTGCCTTGAACCCCATGAGCCAGGTACCTGAACATCACCCTCTACAATGTCTTTACTCTTATTGGCCATGACCAATGCGTGTGTGGAGAATCGTAAGTAGTTAAACAGGTATTCTGCTGTATCAACAGGAATAAAATTTTTGACAAGGACATATCCTTGTTCTTGGAAAGTTTTTACATAATCATTCATATTTGCCTCATTTTGCGCTTGACAAGTGTTAAAGTAGCGGTGTTCCGTTTGAAATTAAATCAGCTGTTACCTTATTCAGTAACCTCTGAACTCTTTTACGATACTCAAATCCCAAGATTGATGCCTTGGTTCCTGATTCGTAAGGAGGTTTTCTATTCTGAGAGAAGTATTGGTCGGCGGTCAAATCAACTAACTTACCTTCTCTATCAATTACCCACCAATGCCAAATACCTTCATCATCTAATGCTCGGTGTAATTTAATGTTTTTAGTGCCAAAGATTTTTTGTAAACAACCTGAAGAGGTATGACAATGGCCAAAGGTAGGGTTAGTAGAGTTTCTTTTAACCCATTTTTTAGGAAGTAAATCGGGAGTTAGGTTCTTCATAATCAAATCACTCACCAATTTCAAATTATCATCATTATAATCAAGTATCATTAATGCAACCTTTTAGTTCTCTTTCTATTTATGAGGTCTAAAATTTCTTCTTTAGTTAATCGTTCTTCGTTTTCTTCTTCTTCACTTATATCATCTAAGTCATCTTCCATAGCTTGTTTTATATTATTTGCCATGGTGTCATCTTTAATAGCACGCATATGAGTTTGATTGATGATGTTGCCATAGTATTCAATTAAATCATCTTTTGGTTCAACGATTGTTAATATATCATCTGTTACAATAGTTGCTATATTATCTTTAATCAATTCAATTGGCAACCACGGTAACATAAACATTACCGTACCTTGTGATGTTCTTTTGAAGATGAGGTGCATAGGATTATCCAAAATAACAATATTGGTGTCTATATTACCAGAATAACCAGCAATAATATCCTCACCTGATTGTAATCTAACAATTCTGATATTGGTGTTAGTTGTTTGTTCCATTTTTTTTATACCATATTGGTAAGGTATACCTTGTATTTTTTGTTATTTTATTAACACCATGAACAATTTTTTGACCATCAAAATAAACTGTTGTTCCTTTAACCGGCACAACAAAGTTATTATTATGTTCAAAAAAAGTTTGTCCTCCTTCAAAGTCATCGTTTAGATAAGATATTGAAGTTAATGAAACGGAATCTTTTTTATTTGGTAAAGGAACATCTGTGTGTTCAAATTGGTTTGTTCCTGTTGGCCACATTACAATTTGTCCATAGTCATACTTTATTTCATTGTTATAATTAAAATGAACAAATTGAGTTATTTTTTCCACAATAGTTTTTAGTTTTTTATCCTGTAAATTTAATAACATTGTAGTTGTGTTTCTCCAATTTTGCGTATTATTCTCATTTCTATTTATTTTGAAATAATCTATACAATAATCACACTCATCAATAGACAAAACATTATCAACCAAAAAAACTTCATTCATATTTGAGGTCGATGTTGTAGAACTTGTATTTGAATTTTTCGTCATCATATATTTTAACACGCTCGATAAAATGTTTCAATGTGTAATTGGCAAATTTGCCTATTCTAAAATCATCTGCGATATCAAACAAAACAGCCGATTCTTTGTTATCACCTATTCTTAAACCTCTACCTATCGATTGTAAATTACGAATTCTGGATTTGCTAGGTGAGGCGAATATAATATTATGAAGGTTGCGGATATTAACGCCAGTAGAGAAAGTGCCATATGAAGCAACAATGATAGCATCTCTTTCTTTTTCAGTAATAGACCTAACCGATTCCCTAATCTCAACATCTGTTCCGCCAAAAACAAAAAACACATGCCTTTTGCCAGCTTTTTCTTTAATACTGGCATATAAATCTTTCCCATGTTTTTCCACATATTGAAATAATATAAGTGTATTGCCTTCTAAAGACAATGATAAGTTTCTAATGAAATCGTTCCTATATTTATTAGACACAATATAGTCGATTTCTTGATTGTAATCCCAATCACGAGCTAGTTTACAGGCAGGTTCAGCATGTTTCAATATTAAACACTTAATCTGAAAATCTGCCAACTGTTTATTATCAATCAATTGTTTTGTTGTAGTTGCTTGATAAACAGGACCAAATAAACCTTCAAGCACTAATCGGTGTGTTTGTGTACCATCTAATGTGCCTGTTGTACCAATACGATACT